TGAGAGACGAGTCGTTTTTCCTAGCGAGAACGGTGAGTCAAACTCGCACCCCAGTCACCATGGGGCTAGCAGCCAGATGGCCAGTCACCAACCACAAAAACGCAAATGACGCCGAACACTAGACTTGTGACAGAACACCCGGAAACCCCATTTTCCGGGCAGCCTCTCTGCCACTCATCAGCGTCCGCGTTTCAGGACAATTGTTCAAACAGACACGAAAAGATTCAAATTGTCCAGGAAAGCAGGGAAACCCCTCTCCGCCGCAGCCAGATGGTGAAACCACGACTGGGTCGAGATAGATCTCTGCGTGGAAATGGCTTCGGCAAATAGCCCTTCAACCACGCTGGTCCACAAGTGCGCAACGATCTCTGGACTGACCGTCATGCCCTGCGGGGCACCGCTACTCAGCTTGCCTTCGAGCCAATGAAGACGTATGCCTCTGCTGGCCTTGGCTTGTAACACCTCATAGGTGGCGCGACTCGCCCCATCAAGATGTGAGCTGAGCACTTCTTCTCGTTCCGCTGGAGTGGATCCAACCATACGCGCTTGCTCCATAGACATAGCCCAAGCTGGAAGTGAGAAGTGTGGGTGCAATTTCCTGCTTTTTGACGCGGCCAATCGTGACATCCAATGAATAGTAGCTAGTGGCAAGGATGCATCCACCCTCTTCCACGAGAATCTCTCACCGGACAGTCCCTTCTTGGTTGACCTCGTCGCGGCTGCCCAGACAGCAGCCGCTCTGTTCGACAGCTCTCCCATGCCCAGCGCGGCATAGGCTGAGAAAACGATAGATCCACTGTCGATTGGATCCAATCTCTCGTCCTTCAAAACATCATAGGTGGTAGTGATCGTCACAAAATCGCTCGTCGTACCGTGCAAACCCATACCGCCCAGGTTGACTGGTGTGTACAACCACGCGTGAAACTCTGCCCAAGGAATAGATCTTGCTCTGCTCTCCCTAATCCACCCAGCATAGATCTCGAACCTTCTGCGCACCTCTGGATAGACCGAGTAAAATCTGTTGGTCTGCCGCTCGGAAACCACCTGCCGTGTGAAGACGGCCCAAACAGTGGCCAACGCTTGCCTCAACTCAGCTAAGAGACCACCAGTCGCGAAGCCAGGAGCCCGAAGCCAAGGAGCTACAGACCTTACGAGTCCAGATCCGACGACCGTGCGCCCGTCGACTGGACGCCTAGGGGACACAAGCATAATCTTCAGCCATGAAGCCATCGGGCATGGGACATCGATCCGCGTGTTAGCCAATGGAACCGATGCTGTGCACTTAGCGGGGTTCAGTTCGAACCCTAGCTCTTTGGCCTGTACTAACCCAGAGGCAACCGACTTGACAAATGCGTCGGCCGACACATTCCAGCGCAGCAAGAAGTAATCATCGCCATGGCTTTGTACAACGGAATTCGTCTTGTCGTTGTGTAACGCGCATCGTCCTTGCTCAATGAACATGTACATCTCACACCACTCAAGCAGCCCGTCAATGAACGCTGTGATGGGCCAACCCGATACAACGCTCGACGTAATGCGCCTTCCGTCGATCCATGAGTTGGCCAGCGCGTGAACCACAGCGTCCGTGTTGGCGCTGTCGTCGGGATGCGAGTCGATCAGGCGGCCGACCGCTCTGATTAGGAAGATGATGTCATCCAACGACTGATGTACATCAAAACCGCTTTGATCCGCGGGCCACATGTAGCTGTGGGGAAATCGGTCTTGTACTCTGTTCCACCATTCAAAAGTCTGCTTAGGAGTCATGAACAGCTTGACAGTTGTAGAGCCTTTGAGGGCGCGAACTGCCCGGTGCAACCACCACATCTGTGGCACAACTAAGTTCTGGTCCGGGGATGCGATAAATCGTACTTTAGGCCCTGGCTCGTCTGTTTTGACGAAAACGCGTACCTCGTAGCGAGACTGTTTGATCATCGTCATTCGCCACAAGCCTTCGAGATCAGTTTGTTGAAGCAACCATTCCCACTTGGTGAACCGAGCGTTGTTCGCATGCCGTTTTGCGGCCCGGGCTCCTCCCGACGTTCCGAACAGAGTCCAGTTAGCGAAGAACTCGTCGTAAGGAGTCGCCTCTGCGCGAGGTGACCAACGCGAGTCGTTTGAGAAGGCTGTGAAAGCAGCAGCAAAGGCGGAAATGTACTTGTCGCCGGTCGCGTCGGGTGTCCTTCGCGATCGGTCGGCGGTCCACTCCTCGTACGGGATAGAAACGTCCGACCAGTAGTAAAACCCTAACCACCTGGTCAAATCAGCAACAGAAAACCATAAAGTCTCAGAACACTTAATAGAATGAAAAATAGGATGCTTTTCTCGCCGCAACTGTATTGTTTGTTTTAATTTTTTGAGAAATGTGACAGCGCGCGGAAAAGATAACCTTGACATAAAAAGAGCGATGCGCTCCAAAACAACCACGTAGGCACGATCGTTGGACAAAAACTTGTTGACACTAAATAAGAAACTAAACAGAG